AGATTGTGGTGCTGCCGTTCCTCCTTCTGCTTCTCTCACAATATACCAATCGGTCTTTGATAACTCACTATTAGCATTAGATTTTAAATTTGCAATTTTACTTTCTTTTAATTCAGCAACACTCTGCGACCAAGTTTTATTTGATTTATCGTATGTAAACTGCGAATTAGCACTATCCCAATAAATCTCGCTTAAATCGTGAATCTGTGAATTATAACCATCAGGTAGAACTACATCAAACAACCCTGCCGATCTTAATTCTCCTTCCGTCATAGCAGGAGCATTTAAATGAACCCCTGTTGATGAATAAAACATTTTAGGCACTCCCTCGTAAACCTTTATCGTTCCGTTTTTATTAACTGCTTTCTTTCCCATAATTATGCTTCTTGAGATATTGATGCCCATTGTTCTGTCGCACCATTAGTTGATACTATTTGTATTAGGTTACTTACCGTTCCATCGTAAGTTCCTGTAATTGTCTTAACCGATGCAGGAAGTGTTAAAGTATGGTCTCCTGTGATTACTAAATCCTTAACCATTCCTGTTTCCACATTTGAGAAAGTCAAAGTAGTGTTTCCTGATAATGTTTTAGTAAATACTTGTGCAGTACTGAAATCTACGTCACTTGCAGAGATAACCGCAGCAGTTGTAAATTCTGTTCCTAATTTATCGTAATCTACAAAATCAGCACCGTAAACTTCATCGAAGTTATCGTTCACTTTGTCGAACGCATCTCTTAGAGCATCGCCTGTCCCATCGTTAGCAGTACTCCCAATTCCTATAGTCTGTTTAGCCATTTCTTTTTATTTTATGATATTATCGTTGCATCTGCTTTATATAACGTAGAATCAGCTTTTACTGTCGTAGTATCTACTGAAAATGCGGGGATCAATCCTGAACTTGCCCAACAAGTCGGTGCAGAGGGATCGTGAATAGATAAACCAACAGTATAGTCATCGTCTAAACCGAATCCCTTGTTAGTGATCATCTCGCAATAAATTTTACCCCAATCTATGCTATTTGCCATTTCTCTCTTTTTCTTTTTTCTTAATATAGTTTTTTAATTTCACTATATTTTTGTCTTTCGGTTTGTATCTTTTTAAAGCACCCATCCGTGGAATAGCGAATCTTTGTCAGGATATACATCCTCGTTATTGTTTGTATTATACTCAGGATAACTGCTTATATTAAATGTAACGTAGTCGATCATCCTTCTTGTATAATATTCTGCTCGATCTTGGTATTTTGTTACTAGAAAATTAATTTCATTTTTTGAAGGTACTTCTGCATTTTCTGCAGTTCTTTTGAAGATCCCTCCATTTTTTATCTTGTATCCTGCGAATGGTAAGTATTCTACCATTGCGAAATTAATCAGCATATCCTGTAAATAGTCATTTACTAGGGTTAAATAAGCACCACTCAGAGAACTTGCAATTATGTCCGCAGAGATTTTATCGTATAATTTACTGCCGATGTAATTTTTAACGTGGATCTCCTGAGCAACTTTTACGTAATGAATAAAATCGTCTGTATCTACGTTTCCATCTAAAATCGTACTCCTTACTAAATCCGCTCTCTTAATAAATAGTGCTGTTGCCATTATCCTTTATAATTTGGGTGATGTCCTCTGTTCTCCATATCAATGGGTGCGACTGCTACTTCCTTAGGTTGTTTAGGTAACTTTAATCCCTCACGCACCGCCTGATTTACGTTTTTAAATCTAGTGCCGAATAACGCATCTCCTCCCCAAGGCTCTCCATTAGTTTTTAATCTCTTTTTATAGATTCTTCTCTCCCACCGATGAAAGCAGTTAACCCCTCCTTTAAACCTAAAAATTGAGTATGCTTCGCCTTTATGTCCTAGCTTTTTGTTTACTCCTCTTTTCTCCATAGAAATTATATCTTCCTTGCGATATAGCTTTCCAATTCTTAGCATTCGAGAGCAAAATAATCTAGAATCTCCCTGAGGTTTTTTCTTTGTACCCTTCACATATTTATAACGCACCTTAAATAATTTAGTGTCGATTTCTGAATCTTTATTTGCAGATAATTTTAATCCGTTTAAATATTCCTCTACATCGAACTCCTCAGGCTCTTCGTCCTCTAGGATCTCACTATCTATTAATTCGTAATCCTCGTCTTCATCCTCTCCTAAATCCTCTAAATGATCTAGCCACTCTCCTGCGATTTCATCTTCTAAAAAAGGTGCTTTACTGAGTTCCTCTTTTACTCCTGTTTCCTCTTCTCTAGTTTCTCTGTCTACATCTGAATCGATTTCAGTAAACTCTAGAGGTTGTAATGTTTTAAAATATAGATTTAAACTAATTCCGTTAATAGCTAGTACCTGATCGAACGCATCGATTAGCAAGTCTTGAAATGGTCTAATTACTACATTGTCTGTTAGGATCGAAGCAGTTTTTAATTCATCTGCATTATTTCCTAATCCCGTTTGGTCTTTAATACCAAATAGCATAGGAGATACGATTCTGTGGCTAACTAGTATTTTTTTAGATGACTCCGTAGAAAGGAATTCATATTGGTTATGTGCATCGGATAATTGTACGGGATCTATTGAAGCTGCAGTTTCTGAGTTATCGTTAAATGATAAAATGAATTTACCTGAGTTAGATGTCCCTGAGAATTTATCATAGATCCTCCTTTCGATTAATTCCCTCTCTTCGTCATTAGGCACTCCATTATTGAAGTTAATTAACATCGATGGTGCTAAACCATTCTTTATATTATTGATATGATAGTTTGCAATTTCCTCCTCTAATTCTGCATACTGTAACCCTCCCTGATAATCTACGGGCGAAAAATAATAATATCCCGCTCTGTAAGGTTTTACTACGAATATCTCGATGCTTTCTTTGGATTTACCAAATGCAGGAATTCTTTTAGGTTGATCATTAGGTTTTATTTTACTCCAATCCGAATGGTAATAATATGCATTGCAATTTCCCTTTTCATCAGCCTTCTCCGCTCTTAGAGTTTCTATTGGAAAGTGTTCTACTCTAGCAACTGTTTTTCGATCTTTAGAATAGATTACTTGCATCGAGCATTGCCCCATTAATTTAAGATCATAAACCAACTTTCGCACACAATCTTTGGTAAATAAAGATTTCATTTTAGCATACTCCTCAGGCTTCCTGTTACTATCCGTAGCATCTAATCCCTTCCCGTAGATCATATCACTAACCCCATTGATAATTGCATTGTTAGTGGGACTTCCATTATATCGATCTATTAAATAACTATAATAGTCATTGTCCTCTCCATAGGAAACCCAATCCTTATTTCTGTACTCGTGTACTTTAGGAGTTGAGTAACTGCTTAAATTTACTATGCTTATGTCTTTCATATAATTACAAATTCGTCATCGTAGCTTGTATCACTTGTATAGATACTATCATTAACCGAATAGGTTTCGTCCTGAGATTGGTCGATTCCCTGATCCGTACAAAATATTTTATCTCTATAAATTATAGTTCCATCTGTTTTTTTGAGAGTCATTTCGTAAAATTTCCCTTCGTCCAAAGATACTGTTACAGGAATATTCAAATAATCCCCATCAACTGTGTTAGTCGTGCTATATGTCGCAGTAGTATTTAGACTTTCATCTCTGATCTCTAATGTCGTAGAGGTTGCATATTCTCTCGGTACGACTTTGAATGTTTGCTCAGAGGAACTAGTAGTTAGAACTTTCATATCAATATAACGCAAGGTAATATTATTATTGCAAAAAAAAGAGGGCGAAATGCCCTCCTCTTCTCAAATGAAAAAACTTTATTAAGTTCCTTCGGTAATTGTTACAGTAGCTGAACTCATTCCATCGAACGGATCTGCCACAGTAGGAGACGCAATAAACGCAGGTGCATTAGTCTCCTGAGCAGTAAAGGTTAGTGAGTAACCATTAAAATCGCCAAGTGCAGTTCCCGTAGAAACAGTACCCGCAGTTACGTCACATCCTTGCTCTTCTCCCATCAGCATAGCATTATCATTATAGTCGACAACACAAATGTGAGGTCTTCCATAAGCCATTAGTCTAATTTCTTTGTGATCTTCTTTAGATAATCCTTTTAATTGGATAGTCAAAGATTGCTCAAAGAATGTAGTCCCATTTTCTCGTGAACTGTTGATCGTAGTCTCGAAAGAATTCGCACCCTTTAGTTCATATTTGTAAGCGTTGAAAGTCCCACTTAAATCCGTAATTTCGTCATCAGTTTTGGTGATCGTACCTAAATCCCCATAGTCTATAAAATAAACTGTCTTGATGCCTCCCGTAGAATCTAAACAAGCCTCTTTACGCCCTCTAGTTAAATCGCAAGCCATATTATAAGGTATTAAAAAAGGGTAGGTAGGCTTTTCGGCTTACCCACCCTCTTAGATTAAAATTCTATTTATTAGTTAGCAGAGTTTGTAATTCCGTATGTTACAATATCGTCGATAATACCATACTGAACACCCGCAGTAAATCTCATTACTACTCTTACATTCTGAGAACCATCTAAGTCAGCCATATCCAATAGCTTAACTTCGTTGTGATCTGCTAGTAAGCCTGTGCCGAAGTATAGGTTAGATTTCTCAGCAGCAACTGCCACGTCATCTCCTAATCCATTAGCTACAAATAATTTGATGCCATCAAAACTTAGTGAACCATTGTTCCACCATTGAGTTCCCATATCATTTGTACCCGCTGCACCTAATCCTGAAGATCCAAATCCGCCTAATGCTCTTACATATGCTCTCGCAATATTTTGAGAAACATAGATGTTAAGATCTTCGCTTCCATATAGTGAAGAAGGTACTGCATCAGCAATCTTGCCTAATTCTGTAATTACGTTAGCAGCAGTCACAGTAGTACCAGCCACCTCTTGAGCAGTAGGTAAGTCAGCATCTGCAGCTAGAGTAGTTGAGAATCCATCAAACTGTCCATTGTTAGAAGTATCTCCTCCCCAAATTGACTGCTCAGTTCTTTGTGCAACTTTCGCTGCAACGTGACCGATTAAGAAATCTGCGAAACTACTAGGTAAACTTTGGTGTGCTGAAAGCCCCATTGAAACTGCTTCCCAATCAGATTGGAAATCTGCTTTACATAACTGTAAGTTCACTTGCTGATATTCAGGCTGTAGAATTCTTTCAGTTAATGTTACTGTACTTGTAGGATCGAAATCACAAGTAGCGTCTTTGACAATCGCATTAGTATCAACTTTCTTAATAACCTCTTTAAACTTTACGTTTGGTTTTACTGTGATACCGCCATTAGCGATTGTACTTCCCGATAACAGAGCCGCTGAGATGTATTCTCCCGCAAATTCCCCTGCATACGTAGTTGTAATTGATGTAGTTGTTGCCATTTTTTATTTTCTTTTTATGTTAGCAATTCTTTGCAATACTAAATCCGTAGTATTTGTCGGTCTGTTCTGAGAATACAGATTAAATTTTGTCTCAGTTTCTTTTTCTGGACTATGCGCCAAAGGTTCAGCAGCAGCTTGAGAAAGTTCCTCTTTGAGTTCCTCAATCTCTTCGCTCATCTTCTCCTCTTCCTTGTCTTTATAATCCCCCATTTTTTCGATCATTCCTTTGATCTCTTCCACCATAGAAATAACTTCGCCTAACTCTTCTTTAGTTGCGTAACCCATTTCTTCTTTTTCTTCTGGCTTCTCCTCTTCGGATTCCTCTTCCTCTTTTTCAGCTTTGATTTCAGCGATAACACCTTCCTCAGCAACTTCTAAGATTCTGCCATCCTCGAGTTTGTACTCTCCCACAGGTAATGCGACTGACTCGTCCTCTGTGAGAATAAATACTTCGCTTCCTGCATTGAAATCTTCCGACTCTAATACAGTACCATTCTCGAGGTTTAATTTCGCTAGAACAATTTCTTGCTCCTCTGATAATTCTACCCCTAGAAGGCTTTTAATCTCGTTTAACATATCTTTAGCTTTTTTCATATCAATATTACGTTTAGGGTTATTTATTTTGCATTTTTAAGGCGAACAACTTTGTACCGACATATATGTCCCCTCGGCACTATATGGAGGCACATCACTCGAAGTCCCGAGAGCAGTCATAGTTAATTGAGGATCTGTTGAAACAAGTGCGTCATCTACGTCTTTATAAACTAAACCGAAAAACAAAGCACCTCCTCTTATTTTATTATTTGATGGTGATCCTGTTCCATCATCAGCATACATTATTAATGCAGTTCCTGATCCTCCTAATGCTCCATCAATAATATCCTGTGTTGTTGTTGGGTATTGTATACTTCCTGATCCTGTTTTAAAGTGTATTCTAGAGATTGTAGAATCTGCAAAACCTCCTGAACAAGCATCTGCTCTCGTAGAGAACCCATCAAATTCGCTATTTGCATTGGAAAACCATCCGAACTCTGCTCCTTCAGCAGTATCCGTACAATTAATAGACTGTCCTGTATTAGAATATCCCGCAGGAACTGTTATTGCAGCGGTGTAAGTTGCATTTCCGCTTGTATAGGTGCTTGGACTTATACTCGTAATTGTTCCTAAACTAACTGTTCCCTGTCCTGTTGTAGAATCCCCTACGTTTCCATTAGCCATATTGAAATTAGCATCGGAGCAAATGAACGTAGCTAACGCATTAGCAGTATCTGTACAATCGATTGTAGATCCCGAGTTAGAATATCCTGAAGGTACTGTTATCGTGGCTGTATACGTTTGAGATCCTAGACTATAAGTGTCGGGGGATATAGAATCTATTGTCCCTAGAGTAACTGTTCCTTGTCCTGATGTACTATCCCCTACTGTTCCATCTGCCATACTAAATCCTGCATCAGCACATTCGAATACAGGGAGTGTTGTAGTCGTAGTGGTTGTTGTCGTAGTAGTTGTGGTTGGTAATCCGTGATCTCCCTGATCATCACCCGTACTATCCGTAGAATTTGTAAAACTTCTTTCAGTATCTTCATTTGTTATATCGCTTACCCCTAAACCTGCCTCAGGTAATGGATCTGTATTAGTGGATCCTAAAGATTGACTTGTATCGGTTTGCGTAATTGTCCCATCCGAATCCTGAAAAACTCCGTTAACAAATGATCCTGTAATCGATCCTATGCCCTGAGAAAAATAGTCTTCCCCGCAACACTCAATTGAATAGGTTTCCCCATCTCTACATAAACACGCTCTTTTATTTCCTCTAGGTATTGGATATTTCATTAGCTTAAACTTCCATTTTGTGTTCGTTGTGTAAAATATTCTATATCCCAAATAGTAGAAGTTCCACCGTGTGATTGGATATATAAAGATGCTCCATTATCTAAAAAACTTTGGTCTATATAGTATTGAAACATATTGTGAAACACTTGTGGTATTGCATTTCCTTTTATATATGCTAAGGCAATATCTAAATTTTCAATTATACCACCACCATTTTGAATAGATAGGTTTAAATGCGTTTGGTTAGCGTTTGGTGCTTGTGCTTTCCATTCAACAGTAATAATATAAACATCATTAAGATTTTGACCATATATTTTTTGGTTTGAACCATTCTCATAAAAATCAATAGAAGGATGACTTCTAACAACGTTACCCATATTATTTGGTAAAACAGTTAAAGTGTCAGCAACTAAAGATAATGGTGCTGCTGCTGTATATTCTGTATCAATATATCTTGCCCATCCTAAAGATTTAACACCTCCTTGTGGATAAACAATTACATTTTCCGAATTGTGTCCCATATAAAGAGCATCACTCGTTCTTAGCATCGCTCCATTTTCAATATTAACCGAATCAACTTCTGCTTGGTTAGTATCTTGCACGTGAACTTTATAAGATGTGTTATTACTTGTCGGCATTATTTACTAGATTTTGGATGTCCTTTCGGTAATAGATCGTAATCATTTGTGTACTTTGGATTCTGTGGTCTTCCATTCTTTACTAAATATAAAAACGCATTAACTCTTGCGAATCCCCATTGAGATGCCGAACTAACATTAGGCGAATGACTTGTATTAAACGCACCGAGTCCTCTTTGATAAACACTAGCTAAACTTCCCACAGTAACTCCGTACCCTAATTTCTTTTTGTATCTCTCATTGAAATCGTCGGATTTCTTTTGCAAAGTTGCTCGATCCTTGGCAGTCACTTTTGCCCCTGTTTTTCCCTTAGCAGTTCCCTTTGCACTTCCTTTTCCTTTCGGGTTTTTATTAGGAGTATCAGACTTAGGTGCTTTAGGAGATTTATTAATTCCTCCTCTTTTACCTACTTTCGCCAATTCCTCTAATTCATCTAGCTTAGATTTCGCCCATCTCTTTCCTGCTAATCCTCCCCACAGTAAATAGCTTATCGTTCCACAGGCTTTGGTATCTCCTTCATCGTAATACTCCTCTGCTCTAGATAAATACGAGTACATTCTCTTAATAGTAGATTTGGTCAATCCTTTTCCTGATGCTAATTGTCTCGCTCTGATCTTTCCGACTTGAGTAGCACACTTGTTATTTACTTTCTCATTTAATTCGATTCCTTTCTTAGCATTATTCTTTACTGCAGTTGGATAATCGGAATAGCTTTCTAGTTCCTCTTTATCGCCATTTAAAAGACTTCTAAGCGAGTTTAAGATACTTTCCTTCTCTTCCTCCTCTATTTCTGATAAACTGTCCTTAATTCCTTTCTCTTGCGGTGATTCGGATTTGTCTGCAAAGTAGCCTTCTATTGAGAAACCTTTTACTTTTCCCGATTTGACGTATTCATTCCATATCTCGTCATTATCAACTTTGATAGCACCCATCCAAGTCCCTAAAGCTACATCCATACCATAAAGATTGCTCTTGTCTTTCTCTTTATCTTCTACGATCCAACTCTCAACTAATGTTAATCCATTAATACTGTGTTCGTGTTCTAAGGTACTTTTTCCCTGATTCCCTTTTTTAAGATACAATTCCGATGCCTTGCGTACTGTATCTCTAGAAAAATATATATAGTAATTATCTTCCTTGCCTCTTCTTAAAATAGGTTTGTTTGGAATTAATACGGGTCCTAATAGGATTCTTTTTTCGTCATCTAATTTTGCGAATTTGACTTCCTCGATATCTTTTAAGGCTACGAAGTCCTCCTCGATCGCAGGTTTCTCGACAATGCTAATAGCTTCGATACCATTTAGCTCATCGTTTTCATCTAATATTAATTCTACTATTTTCATCCTATTGAAGCTTTTTCGTTGGTTTTTCTATCTAATGCTTGTTGTGTCGTAACCTCTTCAGCTACTACAAATGCTTTTACAGGCTGATCCTCTCTATCTCCTATTGCCTGTGCAACTTGGTTAATCGGAGATGCTCCTACTACATTAACGCTAGGCACTTGACTTTGTGCAGATC